CTCACAACAGGTTCTGGTTACTATTCAAATGGTGAAATTGTTTATCAAGGAACCAGTCTTGCCAATGCTAATGCACAGGCTATTGTTGAGAACTTTGACCTAGTTGGTGCAAGTAAGTTTGTGACTGTTATTCGTGTTCAAGGCACCTTAACTTCTGCCAACTTGATTGGTGTAACTTCTGGCGCCAATTGGGCAGCAAATGTTATCTCAGACACCGCACCAATGAATGATGCATTTGAAGATATTGTGGACAATGACAGAATCGAAACTGAAGCTGATGCAATTTTAGATTGGACTGAAACTAACCCATTTGGTGAGGCATAATGTTAGGCAACTCATTTTTTAGTCACAGAACAATACGAAAAGTTGTTGTAGCTTTTGGCACAATATTCAATGATATTATTGTGACAAGAACCACATCTGCTGGTGTGCAGAAAGAATATTTTAAAGTGCCTTTATCATATGGCGCCAAAGAAAAATACTTCACACGCATCACTTCAGATCCAACTTTAACAAAATCAATTGCCACATTGGTGCCAAGAATTTCTTTTAATTTGGATGGTTTAGCTTACGATGCAACTCGCAAACAAATGACAACGGTTCGTAATTTTGCGGCAAATACTAATACATCTCTTAAAACACAGTTCGCTCCAATCCCATATAATTATGAGTTCTCTTTGTCAATTTATGTGCGTAACACAGAAGACGGCACACAAATATTAGAACAAATACTGCCTTTTTTCACGCCCGACTTTACTGTTACTGTTGACTTTATTCCAACTATGGAACAAAAGTATGATTTACCAGTTATATTGAATTCTGTGTCATCTTCGGTAGATTATGAAGGCGATATGTTGAACACCAGATTAATTACATGGGACTTATCGTTTACAGTCAAGGGTTTCATTTGGCCACCAGTTAAATCTGGAGAAGTTATTCGTCAAGCCAATACAAATTTACTCATCGAATCCCGAGACTTGAATGGTCAAATTGTTTATGTTGATTTTGCTAATGGCACCAGTCAATATTTGACCTCCGAAACTATTCGTGTAGAAGACAGACAAGTTACCGGTAAAGTTCTTTATTTTAGTAACAGTAATACTGGCACTTTAATTGTTGGCGATTTAAATAAGTATCTTGAAGTTGGCGACAAAGTTGTTGGTGACATCAGTAACGCCTCTTTTACAATAAGCACAGTTGAAAGAATTCCTCTACAACAAACAAAAATTGTTACAGTCCCTGATCCATCTAATGCTGATCCGGATGATGCATTTGGTTTCTCTGAGACAATTACAACTTGGCCAAACTTATAACATGAAAAAAATAAACGAAAAATTGTCAGAAATATTTGATGTCGAGCCCATAAAAGTGGAAACTCCAAAACAAGAAGTTGTTCCAATCGACAACACAAATGCCGTAGAATCGGATTCGGAGTTTGCCCGTAAAAACATTCGTGATTTAATACACAAAGGCAGTAACGCTATAGACGATTTGTTGCAGGTTGCAAAACACTCCGAATCGCCAAGAGCATACGAAGTGGCTGCAAACATGATAAAGAATCTATCGGATCTAAATAAAGATTTGCTAGAAGTTCAAAAAAGAAAGAAAGATTTGGTTGTCGAAAAATCATCAAATGGCGTCAATGTTGATAAAGCTGTTTTTGTTGGTTCAACCGCAGAGTTAATGAAACTACTTAAATCAAACAAGGCATAAAATGGAAAAACTAATTCAACAAATGAAAGTTATTTTGGGATCAAACTTTGGTTTGTATTTCAAAGCACACACATTCCATTGGAATGTTGAGGGTCCAGACTTCGCACAATACCATGAATTTCTTGGTAATTTTTACGAAGCTGTTTACAATAATGTCGATTCAATCGCTGAACACATTCGAGCTCTTGGTGCGTATACACCAACAAGTTTACCAAGAATGTTGGAATTATCAGATATTCCAAATACAGACACCATACCACCAGCATTGAACATGATGACACAATTAAGAGATGACAATGATCGTTTTATTGTCCATCTTCGTGCAGGAATTGTTGCAGCTGAAATGGCAAATGAACCAGCTGTAGGCAATTTCTTACAAGACATTTTGGATCAACACCAAAAACACGGTTGGATGCTTCGTAGTTTTACTAAGTAATGTCTGAAAATTATCTTGGCAACGCTAATCTAAAAAAGGTTGGCGTTTCTATACCATTTACCGAAGAGAATGTTCTTGAGTATCAGAAATGTGCTGAAGATCCAATTTATTTTGTTGATAATTACTGCTATATCGTAACACTCGACCACGGTATTCAGAAGTTCAAACTTTATGATTGTCAAAAAGAGAAGATTGATTTAATTCACAAAGAACGCCGTGTTATCATTATGGAGTCACGGCAGGCCGGCAAAACAACCACATCCGCTGCATATATTCTTTGGTATACATTGTTTCAAGGCGATAAGAATGTGGCTATTCTTGCCAACAAAGACAAGACTGCTCGAGAAATTCTATCACGCTATCAGTTGATGTATGAGAATCTTCCACTTTGGATGCAACAAGGTGTCAAAACTTGGAACAAAGGCGATGTAGAACTAGAAAACGGATCAAAAGTTTTTACTGCTGCAACTACTGCTGCTGGTATTCGTTCTAAGTCCGTCAACTTACTATACATTGACGAAGCTGCGATTATTCCAAACAATATTGCAGACGCATTCTTTACTTCTGTTTATCCAGTTGTTTCCGCTGGTCAGACAACAAAGATTCTAATCACCTCAACACCACTTGGTTATAATCATTTTTGGAAGTTTTGGAACGATGCGGAAAATGGGCGCAACGGATTTGTGCCACTATTCATACCATACTGGAAAATACCAGGTCGAAATGAAAAGTGGGCAGATGAACAACGCCGTGTTCTAGGAGATATTAAATATAATCAAGAGGTTTTATGTAAGTTTCTTGGTTCGGCGCTTACTCTCATTCGAGCTGATGTTATTGAGCAAATGTCATATAACGAACCAATCTATCAGAAAGATGGTTTGGATATTTTTGAAATGCCAGAAAAAGGTCGATCTTATGTTATGGTGGCAGATACAGCGAAGGGTGTTGGTGGAGACTACTCTTCATTTGTAATGATTGATATAACAAATGTTCCGTATAAAGTGGTTGCTAAATATAGAGACAATCAAATAGCACCAATGTTATATCCATCTGTCATATACAGAGCAGCAATGGATTATAACAATGCATATGTTCTGATTGAGGTAAATACTTCAGAACAAGTGGCACACATTTTATACCATGAATATGAATACGAAAATATTCTTTTTGTTCAAAGAGATTCAAAAGGACAAAAAGTATCTGGTGGTTTTGCCGGCGCAGGCAAGACTCAACTAGGAGTGGCAACAGATAAAAGAGTTAAACGGATTGGTTGTTTCAACTTTAAATCTTTGCTTGAAGAAAAGAAATTATTGGTTTTTGACGCAGACATTATTTCTGAAATCTCCACATTCATTGAATCAAAAGGTTCATATGCGGCTGATGAGGGTTACCATGATGACTTGGTAATGCCGTTAGTTCTCTTTGGATGGTTGACCACCAACCCTTATTTCAGAGAAATAACAGATGTGAATCTACGCAAAGCGGTTTATGAACAAAGAATTAAACAAATTGAGGAGGATATGTTGCCGGTTGGTTTTATAAATGATGGCCAACAAGAAGAGGTTATCATTGATGGCAATGATGTGTGGGGAAATTTTGACCTCCAAGAAACAAAAACACCACCTCCAGGGTATTTGCCCTCTAGGTTGTGAAAATACTAAATAGAGAATCAAGTAATTGATTCATACTTATAACAAGAGGAGAAATCCATGGCGTTTCAGCTTTCACCTGGCGTAAACGTATCAGAAGTTGATCTGACTACAGTTGTGCCTTCAGTCGCCTCATCGGTAGGCGCATTTGCCGGAATTTTTGCCTGGGGTCCAGTCAATGAAGTCGTAACAATTTCCGATGAAGTTCGTTTAGTCGAAATATTTGGAAAACCAGACGATAATAATTATGAACATTGGTTCTCAGCAGCTAACTTTTTGGCCTACACAAATAATCTTAGAGTTGTTCGTGCAGCCAACTCTACTACAACTCTAAACGCTACATCTGCAAATAATGGTATTCTTATTGAAAATGAGAATGACTACTTAGACAATCACACTGGCGGCGCAAATACATATGGTCGTTTTGCTGCTAAGTATCCTGGCGATCTTGGTAACTCTTTGCGTGTTGAAGTTGCCGATGCCAACACATATACTGGTTGGGCATACGCAAGTTCTTTCACATCAACACCAAACACCTCAACATACATTCTTAATGCTAGAGGTGCAGTAGCTAATGATGAGCTTCACATCGTTGTTATTGACGAAGATGGTAAATTTACTGGAACAGCAAACACAGTTTTAGAGAAGTTTGCTTTTGTTTCTAAGGCACCAGATGCTAAGAGTTTTGATGGATCAACACTATACTATAAAGATGTTCTTGCACAAAAATCAAGGTATATTTGGTGGTTGTCGCATCCAGACAGCACAAACTGGGGAACAACCAACTCAGCATACACATTACTAGCAACTAGAATTACAAGTTCTTTAGCTAACGGTGCCAACGGAGCAATAACTTCTGGCAATCTACAAACAGCAATGAATCAAGTTGCAAATCCAGATTCTGAAGAAGTTTCTTTGATTATCACAGGACCTGGTACTGAACCAACTGTTGAAAATGCTATTACAATTGCCGAAACACGCAAAGATTGTGTTGTCTTTATTTCACCTGAAAAAGCTGATGTTGTTGACAACTACAACTCTGAGCAAACAGACATTCTTACTTACCGCAATTCTCTACCAGCATCTTCATATGCTGTGATGGATTCTGGATGGAAATATCAGTATGACAAGTATAATGATGTGTATCGCTGGGTACCATTAAATGCTGACATTGCTGGTTTGTGTGCTCGCACCGATCTTGAGCGTGATCCATGGTTCTCGCCTGCTGGCACAAATCGTGGTGTAATTCGCAATGTGATTAAACTCGCATGGAACCCAACTAAGGCAAATCGTGATGTCCTCTACAACGCTGGTGTTAATCCTGTTGTGACATTTGCTGGTGAAGGAACAATATTGTTTGGAGATAAAACAATGTTGGATCGTCCATCGGCATTCGACAGAATTAATGTTCGCCGTTTATTCATTGTTCTTGAAAAGGCAATTGCTCGTGCAGCTCGCTCTTCGTTGTTCGAATTCAATGATTCGTTCACAAGATCACAGTTTGTTAATCTAGTTGAACCATATCTCCGTGATGTTCAAGGTCGCCGTGGTATTACTGACTTCCGTGTTGTTTGTGACGAAACAAATAACACAAGTGAAATCATTGACCGCAATGAGTTTGTTGGTGACATCTATATTAAACCAGCTCGTTCAATCAACTTCATTCAGTTGAACTTTGTTGCTGTGAGAACTGGTGTTCAGTTTGAAGAAATCGTTGGTCGTGCAGTCTAAATAGAGATAACAGGAGAAAAACAACATGGCATTTTCAGTAACTCAGTTTAGATCCCAAATGACTGGAGACGGTGCCCGTCCCAATCTATTTGAGGTGTCTATGCCGTTTCCTGGTTTCTCAGCTCCAGGAAATGCACAAACAAAATTAACATTTATGTGTAAGACAGCACAACTTCCAGGTTCTACCGTGGGTGTTGTGCCTGTTCAATATTTTGGTCGTGAATTGAAATTTGTCGGTAACAGAACCTTCGCTGATTGGACAATCACAGTAATTAACGATGAAGATTTTGCCGTAAGAAACGCTTTCGAGCGTTGGATGAACGGTATCAATTCTCATCGTGGTAATCTTCGTAACCCAGCAGCCATAGCGCCAGCAGGTTACACACAAGATGCTGAAGTTTATCAGTATGGTAAAAACGGCGAAAGACTTAAATCATATAAGTTTATTGGTGCTTTCCCTACAGATATTACGCCAATTGATGTCGATTGGGGTTCTAATGACACCATTGAGGAGTTCTCAGTAACGCTTTCCTACCAATGGTGGGAAGCAGCAGAAACAAGAGTGTTCTAAGAGGAAAGGCTTCGGCCTTTCTTCTTTTTCTTTACAATGGAGATTAAATGGCTATAAACCTCTTTGGTTTTACAATCGGTAAAAAAGATGTTGCTCAGGTCGAACAACCTGAGCAACGCTCATTTGCCCTTCCAACACCAGCACTAGATGATGGCGCAGTTACCATCACGCAAAATGCCTATTACGGCACTTATGTTGACTTAGAAGGTTCTGTTCGTAATGAACTAGAACTCATTACACGCTATCGTGAAATGTCAAATCATCCTGAGCTAGAAGCTGCAATTGATGATATTGTCAACGAAGCAATTACACATGATGATGATGGAGATGTTGTTACTATCAATTTAGATAAACTAAAACAACCAGAATCCATTAAAAAGAAAATTACTGAAGAGTTTAACAATGTCCAAAAGATGTTAAACTTTTCTAATCTTGCCGATGACCTTTTTAAGCGTTGGTATATTGATGGCAGAATTTACTTTCATGTCATAGTCAACGATAAGAATCCAAAAGAAGGCATCAAAGAACTTCGTTATGTGGATCCACGCAAGATTCGTAAAGTGCGTGAGATACAAAAAGATAAAGATCCAAAAACTGGCGCAATGGTCATAAAGGCTATTGCTGAATACTATGTCTACAATGACCGTGGAACGACCACACAGACATATACTGCCGGTGTAAATGCAGCTCTTCGTATTGCACCAGATTCAGTTATCAATGTGAACTCTGGTTTGATGGATGCAAAGAATACATTTGTTATTTCTTATCTACACAAAGCAATCAAACCTCTGAATCAGTTGCGTATGATTGAAGATGCGGTTGTTATTTACCGCCTATCAAGAGCACCTGAGCGC